ATCAGGCCATTAGCCTAGAAAGCTCGACGGAGTTGGTAAAGCGTGCGCCTGGTCCGGGCCCCAAGCGTCAAGCTTCAAGCAACGAAGAATTAGAAGGTTTAAAAAAATATGTTAGAGAAAAAAAGAAACCAATTTAAAGAGACTCAAGCTTCAAGCGGCAAGCATCAAGCCCCAAGCACAAAGGCTCAAGCTTAAAGCCACAAGCAACAAGCTCGTGGATCATGGACCCTTCAAAAAGTTTCAAGCACCCTGAACCGAGGTGCTCAATGCAGATAAAAGTATTGTGTGGATGCTTCACATGGAATGCAATTTGATGTGGACTGAAGCGTACCTTGTTACCTCTTGTGACTTTGAGTTCTAGTGTAAAAAAGTGGCTGTTAACAGTATAACCCAATAGATCGGGAGTGCCGTGTAAGCTACTATTTTCAAGCCTGATCCATGAGATTTTAGGTATAGATTTTTTAATTTTTGCATATAATTTTCGCTCGGGTTTCAAGGTAACTAATGCTTTCTAATCTGGTGTTTTAGGAGCGATAATTAACTTTTGTCTTGTGTGTTTTAATACTACACGAATCATACTATGTCCAATTATATTTGACTCTTGCACTTCAATTCTTTTTATCTCTTCGAGATGACCATTGACGTCTATGTAAATTCTTGCGTTAGATATCGCATTACCTTTTTTACCATCAGTAAATTGATCTAAGTATTCCTGTAGATGTTTAACAAACATTATTGACTTTATAACTATGTTACCTTAAATTGTCAATCATGGGATTACCAAAAAGACTTACAGAAATGCAAATGAAATTTGCTGAGTGCTATGTATTCGGTGATGAGAACGGGCCTATGACTAAAACAGAGGCAGCTATCAAAGCTGGCTACAGTCCAAACAGAGCTAGACAAGAAGGGTCAGAACTTACAAACCCAAAACTATCTCCACTTGTAGTCAAGTATATGGGAGAACTGAGAGAAGAAAGACTAAAGAAACATGAGGTGACCTATGAGGGACATATTGCAGAACTTGCAAGACTTAGAGAGGCCGCTTTGAAAAAAGGATCATTTTCTTCAGCAGTGAATGCGGAAGCAAACCGAGGCAAAGCAGCAGGACTATACATAGATAGAAAAATAATAAAAACAGGAAAGCTAGAGGACCTATCAGAACAAGAACTAGAAGCAAAGATGAAACAAATATTAGACGACTACGCACAGATAATTGATGTAACTCCATCTACAACTTCTGAATCTTCTTTACCCAAGCCCGAGGAATCATCGTCCGATCCCCAAAACTAAAACTACCATCATCTTCTCTATCGTAAGATGCAAATAATTTTATAGAACTTTTATCTTTAGAATATAACCAACCTTCGTTAACAGGTCTTGCTAGTTTCATTCTGTCAAACTCTTTGTCAGTAGCCCAGCCCGAATCGCTCACACAGTCGATCCACTCCACTCGGACTCTCGGATAAGGTATGTCGGGAGTTATTGAGGCAACAGCTTTTCTTCTTTTCCTAGGCATAAAATTTTATTATCATATCAATCACTCTCAGTCTACCTGCCACATTGTAGACACAATTTATTTTTCGATACCTAAATGGGCAAAAATTTTTTTCTTGCGCTAAAAAATAAAAAAAACTGAAAAGGTATCGCAAATGCCAAAATCAACCTATAACCGTTGGTATACAAAGCTAATTTTTCGACACCCCCCCCGTCGCAAAGGTATCGCAAGGGTATCGCAAGTGTCGAATTTTTTGGTCCAAATAGTGAACAAACACTTGTCACCTTAAATTTGCGACACCCTTTCGACACCCAATCGACACCCAATCGATACCCTAAGTGTCGAATTATAATATTTCTTTTGCCTTCTTTTCGCCATAATGTCGCCTCAATGCTGCCAATCTATCCTCAGCGCTTGAAATTTTTTGTAACATTTTATCGACTTCACCTAAAATATCTGTGTGCTCAGGTATGATTAAATTATGTTCGTTGAGTGCATTTATTCTGTACAATGCGTCCTCTATCTCTGCATCATATTTCTTCATCAGAGCTGTAAACATTTTATCATTCATCTTTCCATTCCTCCATTGTTTCATTACCATGTTCGTCTTTGTATAATATATATGACTTTTCGCCATCATAGTAATATCCTGATATCTCACGCTCCATTAAAAAAATCCTCCGGATTAATTTTTACGTTCGCTTGTTCTTTCTCATCATGAATTAGGTCATGATACATGTCTAATCTTTTTAAAAACTTATGTTTGTAATGTCTTAATTCAGGTCCTTCGACTTTGAATTCTTGATAATATAGGTCAGGCGTGCATACCATGATAACTCCCTGTTCGATGTTTGATTGGTGGACATAGTCATGGGCCATGGCGTACGCTGCGATTTGCAGATAATAATCTTCGATCCATTCTTTCTTCTTCGGACGATTGGCCTGCTTGAAGTCAACAACAGTTTCACGACTGTTATGTAGGCAGACAAGGTCTGTTGAACCTGCGTATAGACCCGGATAGTATAACGTAACTTCCGAACCATACCATTCATCAATCGGTGTGAGACCCACGTCAATAACTTTTTCGGCCATGGCTTTCGCCTCCTGTCCGAGTTCTGTAAGATCATCGTAGCCAGTTCCCGTGATATAATGTTCCAGGAATTTGTGCATAGCTGTCCCCCGACTACTAGATACATTTTTGATTCTGTCTGCTTCTTGTTCTCCAACTTTGGCCTTCCATTCTTTTAAAAATTCTTGATTTTTGGTTTTGCCTAATATCGTAGTCACGCTTGGAAGTCTAGTACCATTTACATCATAGAGCCGTGTTCCGTGGTCCTCGATGCGTGTGCCGGTGATGTAGTTGTATTTATCGCTGTGCTTGATTGCTCGACCAATGTTGTGATACTCTTCACAGTCTTTATCGCTCATCATCTTATATTCCTTATCACGTAATATATTATAGCAAGGCCTATTAATAAACAAACCATGTTGTATGCGAACATACCAAATCCAAATCCAACCGTCATAGTTTATCTTTTAACTCCTTTAGATATTCCTCTTCTTCTTTTTTTCTATCGTATTTTATCATGTTTGCCTGTTTACGCCACGCCCACGCATGAATTTTACCAGACCAACCCATCAACCATAAATAAAATTTTAATCTCATTCTAAACTCATCGCTTGTTTATATTGTTCTATACTGACTACATTACCATTCATAATATGCGGATCGTAATGATCTATAACCTGTTCTACTTTGTGTAGTTTAGTTTTAGACCAAGGCCAAATTAATCTACATACTTTGTATGCATCTCTAAATGTACAACGCCATTTGTATTGCATCAAGTATTTTGTACCATCTTTACGCAAACCTTTTCTAGGTTTTTTTACAACTGTTCCAACACCTAAAACTTCATGGACCCAACGTATAACCATCTCATCAGTCATGGTTATCTCCATACTAATACGTTGTGACATAGAATATCTATACCCTTTACCATCGTGTGCTTTCTTTTTTTCTTTTCGTCTGGCATAATAGATACTACCTTCGCCATCAAATAGTCCTGCTATGTAGGCTATATCTTCATTTGTGATCATTTGTTATAATCCATCTTAAAGTTGATGTTGCAGGGTTAAACCCATCAAAATCTAGTTTAGTGCAGTTTGTTAGAAGGACCATCATCGATAAGATTATCAGTAACTGTCTCATAAAACTCTCCCTCCGAGTCACAGTCCCAACATTGATGTACTTCACTTCTGTCTCTAAAATCTACAGAAGGATCACCATCAATTTTTGCAACTCTGACATAACCATTTCCATGACATGTATCACAGATGGTCACTTTGACTCTACCCTTTTTTATTTTTGCCATTTAACTTTTTCACTTTCTCATTAGCGATCGCTTCGATCGTTTTTGCTACAGATAACTTTGCATCGGGCAATAATATCTTTGATAACTTATCTAAAGTAGCGTATGTTTCTTTTGTTAGAGAAACATTTTTGTATTTACTCATGTCTGTCATGCGTGTTTCCTTTCATATTAATACCTAATATATAGGTGATATTATAGGATTGTCAATGAAATTTGTATTAAGTTTAATAATTTGTTCTAGTGTAGCTGGTGAATGTATGCCACCTTTTGATTGGCAAGATACATTTAGAACAAAATACGATTGCCTAACATTTGGCTATGAAGAATCTCTTAAAAAAATGAAAGAGATCGGTAGAGAAGATGTTAATAAATATGGCATGTATATCAAGTTTTATTGCACACCGCACGACTCAGTTTGACAATGTGGCAAGATTATGGTAAGTGAGAGAATCTTCTCACCATTACCTACCCTTGTTTTTCCCTCTTTAGGGTAGGTGTTTCTTGATTCCACATCCACAATAAAATAACAGCGGGTGATATCAAAAGACTAGTTACAAATACAGCCAATAAAATCACCAGTGCCATCCTTCATTACGTGTACGTTAAATGGTGCTTCATGATACGTGGTCAAATGTAATCGTAGTATATCACAAAGATCAAAACAGTTTATCTTATCCATAATCTCGACACCTGCCATCATTTCCTTTGTGACAGCTACCAGACTATACAGACCGTCGTTTAGTAGTATTAGATCCATCGTTTACTTTAGTTCCATGATTCAAAACACTTTTTAACCCTGATGCTTTCATATTCATGTAAACACCGTAAGGTTGCCATGCTTTTTTCATTAGATTTAACTCTAATAATATAGTAGACCATTGTCCTTGCAATGCGCCATTAACTTTTATTGTTATTACTTTTTCTTTCATATCTACAATGTAGGATTTTTTAGGATAATGTCAAGGACTATTTGCCCTGGCCCCGGTATTTTTTGAAACTACGTCGACGGTTTTTGTTCATTTTTGCTTTGCTAGGATTACGTCCAATCGACGTTTTATGAAACATAGGCACATGTGCAACCTTTGCGTATAGACCTTTAGCTTTCTTTGCCATTGCCGAAGTATCCGTCAACTACAGATTGTAATGTAGTTTTTTGTAGGGTTGGAATATAACTTATCTTACCATTAACAAATTGTTCTAGATCTGCACCACATGTTATGCATCTAAAGTATTGTCTAGTTAGGCCCACCAACATTGTGTATTCATCACATGTTGGACAGATGCCATTAACTATCTCCGTGTGAAATCTTATTGTTTTTTCGGTCATATATTCTTTTATTCTTTATCACTTTTCTTTTGAAATGTCTAAGCTGCTTTGCTATTGGATTTCTTTTTTTGTTGGGCTTTTTCATTTAAGATGAATTTTTTTAATACTCTTTTCACCCATGTATATTTCTGTCTCTGCTTCAGTGCGTATGCATTTGTAAGACACGTTAGGGTTGAACTCCCTCTCCGCGACGCGACGGGCTCGGAGGCAATCTGCCATCGAGCTTTGTATACGGTGTTCCTTAATCTCTCCATTCCAAAACATAAGTAAAGCCACCACAGTCTCTATCATTGTGAGCTCCCATTTGTATATTTCATTTCTCTATTTGCATCTTTTAGTTTTTCGATATCAATTAAAACTTTATCCATTTGTCTTCGTAAAAATTCTATGTTTACTTTGTTTAACGCCATAGATTCTATGTGTGCATTTAATTTATCTGTAGTTTTATAAAGATCCTCGATCATCATGAACTGTTCAGAATCAGCGGGCAATGAACCTAGTTGTCCACGCGGCCATTTAATTCTAAACTCTGTGTTCTCTTCTAAATCTTTTTCCATCAGTTGTAGTCTAGTATCTGCAACATTTAATCTTTCTACAATCTGGAAGTAGCCCATGGTGCCGAGAGCGACAATCACAATAAGACTAGCAACCGTCTTCATTGGCATCTGCACGGCAGCCGATTCAGATATTGTTAAAGGTTTCTTACTCATTTTCTGGTTTTGGTGGAGGAATTATATAATCTTTTGCCTCTATTTTCAATGGTGTATGATCCACCGGCCTTACACAGAAAGCTAGTAAAGATAACAAAATTATAAGTATTGCTGTGAACCTGTAGTCCATAACAACCCCCAATCATTAGTCTCTAGTCCAAAACCAACTTTTGATTTTTTCCCAAATTTTTTTAATCATTTTTCTTTTCCTCTATTTCATAGAAGAACTTGTCGGTATCCTCTGTCCGCCAGGCTCTACTATCTTCAACGTTCCATTCAGAAGTCTGCACTTTCCAATCGGGAGTCTCATCTTTCACGGTGAAAGAAGGTATATCCCATATACATCTGTTGTTTGGCTGTGCTGCAAAATTACCATCGTCTAGGGCAATAATGTGAGCGCACTTATGCTCGTGCGGAATCTCTGAATGATCAGTGTCAAGTATGTTAGCCTCTGG